AACTGGGACCATCATATCAGACAAAGCATCCGCAATAGAGTTTTCCTCTTCGGTCTGCAAAAGATAGTCGACACCAATCATATTCAAGTCTGCATCGGTCAGACCTGCATCTTTCCAGTCAATATCAGGAACAATACGGGCAAGAGCGTCAAAATCCCATGTCCCTTGTGCATTAGGGTTGTTCATTAGAATGTTTAACTCCTTTTCCTGCTGCTCGTCCACGTCTATGACATCAACACGAATGCGGTAGTCGTTATCGGGAAACTTTTGCAATTCGTCCATGACAGACAAACGCTGGTGCCCGCTGACTACGGTAAGACCAGTACGCTTGTTCACGACAATTCCACCGACTAAACCAAACTTCTTGATGCCACGTTTCAGTGTCTTACGTGATTCATCGGAAAGTTTTCGGGGATTATAATCCGCAAAGTGAATGGCAGAACGATTAAGTTCCACCGATTCACTCTTTATGTATTTTGATAATTCCATATTAGCCATTACTTAGACCGAAACCTCTCTGCCGAAGAGTATTCCTTTCGGCTCTTGCTATAAGATTATCACGAGATTGTTTTGCACGCCTGCTTGCAGCACTGCTACTCCATGTATTTTTTCTTCTCCAGTTAGCTTCGCTCAATCTTTCTGCCTGAGCATATATCTGTTCTCTTGTCTTTCTTTTTCTGACTCAGCAATCCTCCTTATTAATTTTGTTGATTATGATACTCCCAAAGCACTCTTTCAGCCATCGGGAAAACTCTGTAAATTCTCTGTAAATCTTGCGGGTAATTCTTCTCCATCCAAAGCATACAATCAAGATTGAAACCTACTCCCGAACTGGCTTTCAATGAATATCGAACTGGTTCGGGTAAATTGTGCTGCCTCATATAAGCAAGAATATCCTTTTGTGTCCAATCAGCCAAAGGATAAACCATACCGTTATTCTCGTAACCGTTTACCTCATACCCTTTCAACATAAGCCTACGATTCATACCATCAGCTTTTTTCATGCCCAAGAATGTATAATAAACTCCATGAGTAAGCTGCATAGCCTTTACCACATCTGCCAACTTCAATAGCTTTACTTTCGGATTTGGCACACAATACATACCGCCACGGAGAATATAAGTAAGATTCCAATGTGGTACTTGAACAAACTCTATTTTCGGATATTTGGCTTTAGTCCAGTTTATCCAACGGTTAATATGTTCCAAATTCTTGACAAAATACATGAACACGCAAACAATCCGGTCAAACTTCGGATAGACTAAATCAAGCAGAACAAGCGAATCTTTACCAAGTGATAAAAACAGTAAAGCCTCATTCGATTTTACCCGAATGAGGTCTATATATTGACTCGCTTGTTCTACTTTGTTCATAGCTAGCCACCACTTAAACCAAATGAAGTACGAAGATCACTGTAACGCTGTCTGCGTGATCCTAACTGTGTGGCACTTGCTGTACCTCTACGATTGGCAACCAATCTACCACCTGCCCCTGCACCATTCATATTTCTGCGAGGCCCGGCTACTCTGTTAATTCTTCTTGCGACTCTGCTTTCTAATTTTAAAAATTAAACAAATCAATCTATATGTTTTTCTAATATCTTGCCCAAAGTATAATTCATTTGTGCAGCAAGATATTCTTCGCCTTGATGTTCGTAAACAATATCATTACCGTTTTCATCTGTGAGAATAACAGCTTCTGCTGCTTTCACTTCAACGATAATATAAGGACGTTTACCTGTATATGCACCTGTCAGAAGCTTGATTGCATCGTACTTGATAGGCTTCAATTCTACCTCACCTTCTTCAGGCAGTTCTGCATCAGCCGGATATTCTTTACCGCCACATAGGTAAGTGATATACTTCTTAGCGTTAGTTGGTCTGATTTCACGGTATTCGTGGGTTTTCTTGCCTGCCAAGATTTCATCGAAATACTTCTGTTTGATGCTTAATGTAAGAATGTTCATAATCGTGTCATTTTTTTAATTAATACTCAATAGTTGCGGGGGGCTGAATCGAACAACCGACCTTCACCAAGTCAAAGTGAAAAGCTACCACTGCTACACCCCGCGATAGTACCCCAAAGGTACTACCACAACCAAAGATAACGAAATATCTTCAATCGTTATACACGACAATCGGCTTATTGTCGTGAACTAAGCCATTTATCCCGTCTTTCTCTACACGCCTCTAAGGTAGGCGCACAACAAGCAAAGAGTTCACCACTTTCAGTACGGTAATCGTACTGGTACATTCTCACTCTCTTACCTCTCAACCTGGTGTTGTAGGTGGTGTAATTCTCTTTACCGGGCTGGCATACGCTGCAACCTCTTTCGTCGTTAATTGAGTTCATAATTAAATCCCCATTTTACTAATTATTTTCTGACTGATTTTTTCTGCAACCATAGTTTTCAGCTCTTCAATATCAAGAAGGGGCACAATGATATTTGCATCAAATTCTTTGGCTACATTCTTTGCAACTGCTCTAACAAATGTGCCGTCTTGTATTGATTTGCTTACGCTTTTGCCTATTCTTCTTGTTACTTCTGCATTTACTATCTGCTCAATATTGAGGCTTTTTACAGCATCACTGACAGCTTTAGACATTGCATTATTCAATGCCACACTGTCTACATCAAGTTCTAACGTACAATTACCTTTCATTTATAATCTATATTTAATGTTTCGCATTCAATTTTTCACATTCAATCTTTCTTCACTCGTATAAGCCACTACAAGCCCAGTTTCATCATGCTGTATGGTGATGTACTTCTCGCCTCTCTCTATGGTAGAAAAGTCGTATGGTGTACATAGCTTACCCAATACCTTGCCCAGTTGTTTCATTAGTGGGGCTTCAGGGCTGATAACTAAAACTAAATCCGCTTTCATAATCGTGTATATTGTGGTAGCCATAAGGCTACCGGATTAGAACTCAACCAATATCAATCTTTCTAAAGAACCTGATGCTTTCACCCACATATGATTATGTCCGAAACCATAATCGAAAAACAGTTTAAAATAAGGGTATCTTACTATTAAAGAGTTCATACAGCCTCTTAACTCGTCTTCTGACATACAAGAAGTTATTTCATTGATAATTTGAACGAAAAGGTGTAAAACTTCTGGTTCATTATTCAATAACGGTTTTTCTATAACTGCTTTTAAAAATATATTTTCTTTCATATTCTTCTATATTGCGCAGGGCTTTCGCCATGCCGATTTATGTTAATGCGTTTTATCCTCATGTAATAACTCGCAGTAAACTGGTGTTGTGGCATCTGTGTGCTTATTGGCTATAAGAACCTCATTACTATCCCAGTTAATATATACCTGTGTAGCAAATGCACCGAAAAACTGAATTTCTTTCGTGCCAAACAATACCACCGCGTCATCATTTACATTTGCAAGTGCTGCAATTAATTCTTTCTTAGTCATATCCTTCTATATTGCGCAGGGCTTTCGCCCTGCTGGTTAAACTCAGTTTATTTCGTAATAAGGTTGCTCGCCTCTAATAACTCTCTTTGCATCTGCAATGCTATCATACAGCTTTGATTCGTCATTATCTATGATTACAAATTCTTGATGAAAGCCATCTTCAAACACTGTTATTATGTGACCTTTGTAACTTACTTCTCTGATGATATTCTTTGTTGTCATAATCGTATATCTTTTAATTGTTATTACTTCGTTTCTGATGATGCAAATGTAAATGATATATTTGACACTACAAACAAAATAAGAAAGTATATTCTTTCATTTAACAATATTTCGTAAATGATATATTTGACACTACTATAATAAACGTATCTTTGCAAAAAAAACTAAAGGTATGAATAGAATAGAATTGCTTATTAAAGAAAAGGGGTTTAATATGACATCTTTCGCAGAAAAAATGAACACTACCAGACAGAACCTATATGCTATATTGAAAAGCCCGTCTTATCCAACACTTGAAAAGGTTGCGGAAGCCCTTGACGTTCCGATGTGGCAACTCTTTGCTTCACCGGAAGAAGTGAAAAATGATGCCAATACTATTACCTGCCCTCACTGTGGTGGAAAAATTCATTTTGACGAAGAGCCACGTATGCCGGAACATAAGAATATACGAGGGAAAGAATACTATAAATAAAGAAAGGAGAATAAAACATATGGGAAAAAGGATTTATGTCAATGGAGGAATCTTAATAACGACTCCATTTTTTGCATATAAGAATGCAGGGGCATCATACGATCTCCCTCCTGAAAATTCTGAAATTATAGAGCCCAATACTATAACTGAAACAGGAGAGCCTTACCTTGAAATTAGCAATGAGCATCCCCAATCTATTTTTAATGAATATTACGCAAAAACATTCTTTACAACACAACATACATTTGCTTATTTTTTTGCAAAAGACTTTATCGGATCATATAATGATTTTAAGCAAAGAATTGATGAAATCCAAAGTGTAATTAACATCAAAGGATTGGACGAACAAAAACAAAATATCATCAATAAATTGTCATATATTAATATCATTACATCATTAGATACATTTATTTGTGACATTATTTTAACCAAAATAATCCAAGACGAAGAAAGTTTCAATAATTTTTTCAATTCAATTCCTCCATGCAAGAAAAAAGATGAAATGACTAAATTAAAAGAAGACAATCTTGTTGCCCAATGGGAGCAAAAGGTCATAGAATATGTAATGAGGACATCTTATAGTAACATTGATACTATAAAAGATATACTCAAAGAATTATTTAAAGTTTCTATAATCGACACAAATGGGAAAATGAAAAAACACTTCTATTATAGGAATTTATTAGCACATAGAAATGGTAGAAAAAAAGATGGAGGTTATATCAATATAACTAATGAAGAACTTAAATCCTTAATAACTGATACGCAATCCATCGCAAAACAAATCCAAACAAAAATTAAGCCGGAGCACTAAGCCCCGGCTCATTAATTGATTAGCCCTTTGATTCTTAACCGATTTACGATTTCGGTATAAAGATACTCTATATCCCCGCTGAAATCCCCATAGTTCTGATAGAGAAACACGACATCAGCGCAGTTGTCGGAAATTGTACTCTTGGACTGAACCCCAAGTACCCTTGACATCTCTTCGCGTAACCCAGCTGTCATTTTCCCACCGGCAAGCGAACTTGGAGAAAACAGGTACAGGATAATGAAGATGAACTTCTTCCGCTGGGTAACACTATCAATACAAGGGGGAAGACTTCTGCTATTCAATAGCTCAACGAAGATTTTATAGATATCCCTAATAAGGCTTTTATCTCTCAAAATCGGTGAAGCTAAGGTATTTTCTTCTTCTGAAAGTTCTGATTTCTCAATTCTAATCTTTTTAAGGCGAATTATTTTGTTAAAATCCAGTTCCATAACACGATTATTTTAAAAGTAAATAGTATATTTGCATCATAATCGTGTAAGGAAGAGCTGATTCATGGTCGTGCGTGGGTTGGCTCTTTTTCATTTTTCCCCATTCGTGCTGACGAATGGTTTCTTTTCCAAATCATAGCAGGTGATATATACCCGTTTCCCATTGACATCACATAGAGCAAGGGCATATCCTTTCTCTAGTATTTTAACCGGCTGATTGTCGCAATAGACAGTACTTCCAACCGGAACTCTTATAAAATGACGTACTATCATTTGATTATCTTTAGCTTGTTATACCAGCGTGAAGAAAAAGGGAACCACCCGATTAAGAATGATTCCCCGAAAATGGTTACTTTATATAGTTTGCTCATGGATTTTTCTTTTTAAGTATTTCAACACATTCCTTTATCCCATCATCGAAACCCTGTTTATAGCCTTTAGTATATTCCCCTATAGTATATACCGCCATTGACAGAAAAAATAGAAGGATACCTACAGGCTTATACCAGCCAGGTAGTGAGATAGAAAACGGCTTAAATGTAATTGTGAGATCTCCAACCCATATAGGGCGATAATAAATATAATTGTAAATAATATTGTTTTCATAATCATATAAGTTTTAAAGCTTCCTGTAATCCTGCTTCAAGTGCTTCTTCGTAGATATTATAACGGACAATAGGTCTGTCAGACAATCCTATCAAGTCATGCCTCGGAATTGTCAGTATATCATACGTCCAATAATTTCCATACATATAGGATATTTCGATATGCAGGTTCTTAGTTTCACGAAGCCACTTTTGGGCAACATACAACACTGGACACAAAAATTCAACTGGTTCGTTATCTATTTCCGTACAACATGACATACTTTGCGGAATGTCGTATCTTCTAATAATATTATCGCAACTTATTGTGTGTTCACACTTCCAATTAAACCCTTTCTCTTTCAGCATCTTTGCTGTTTCCAATGTTACAAGTTCTTCGGTCATGGTTGGTTCTCCTTTCCTTTAAAGTGTTCAATCAGTTCGTCTACGGTAGCCTTGTGATAATATGGTAAGTTAAAATCATTAGGCATCCCATAGAAATCCATTCCAGATAAACCTCCATCAGAGCCATCCCGGTATATACCCCAATCGCCCTTACCATTAGTGAATAATTGATTGTTGTCTGTATTATCCTTTAATGCAGCTATAGCCAGAAAAAGTTCCTCATTCGTTCCGCAATCAACACTATCGGTTTCGTCAGGATGTGGAATGTTGTTAAAAAACTCAATATTATATAGTCCACATTCGGGCGAGGTGAAAATACATAAATCTTCGTTAAGTTCCGCCCCAAACAATCTATATCCTAACTCATCTAATTTCTTTCTAAGTTTATAGGTACTCTTGCGTATGAAACACGGTGTTGTAAATCCCATAGTTATTCCTCCTTATCTATCTTAATATCAGTTACTTTACCACGATTAATAAAACGTTCATCAGAGTTATAATATCCAGCAATTACTTTACTCATAACGTATTATCTTTTCTTTAACTCCAGTAATACTACTACAAGAAGGGCATGGAATAAATATTATATTATATCCTTCTCTCTGGTCAAAAAACTCACTGTGTATATCCGATTTCTCAAATTCAAATTCACAGCCACATATGTCACAACGCTGGAAGTAAATCGGTTTTTTCTTATTAGCTTCTTTAGTAACCTTTATTGCCATATTAATCTCCTTAATCTTTAATCCGTTCAAGTACATCTCTGTTGGCTTCGAGTATCTCGTCAAAAGAAGGGATGGACATCCAATGGGTTATACCTAATCTTTCTTCATTCACGTTTGCTCCCGTCTCCCATTCGCCCAAAGTTGAAAGCTGGCAAATAAGGAAGCCATAAGCCCCTCTTGTTAGAACCACTGTGTTATTTTCCGGCAACCGCTCCTTAACGCTTATCCAAGGAGATTGCTTTGACTGCCACTCTGCACCACATTGAAAATCTTCCATACTATCAGCATGACGTGAAACGTAGGTATCCGCGTCAACTTCTTTCAGAACGTCTTTTCTGAACTTCGTTTTATTAGTAGCATAATCGTATGCTGCTTCTTCTACTGTCTGTTTCATATCTCTCCTTTCCACCTATCCTAGCAGCATATACATTGCTACTAGGAATAGATAATAAATTGTTGTTTTACTCATTTCTAAATTGTTATTAGTTAATTGGCAGTTTCATAAAGCACATCCATATTGTCTTACTCTGTCTTCCGGTAGTATGTCCGAAAAGAGGTTTGAACGGGATAACAGACAAAACTTCCGCAGCTTTTATCTCACTCTCATTCCATTTGAATACAAGAGTGCCGTAAGGCTTCAAGACGCGCATACATTCATCAAAACCGCTTTTTATCATTTCTTGCCAATTATCCGGAAGCCTACCATATTTCTTTGCCATCCATGATGTTTTGCCAAGTGTTTTCAAATGTGGCGGGTCAAACACGACCATGTAGAAAGAGCTATCCTCAAACGGCAAGTTGGTAAAATCGGCTATTATATCAGGTTTTACTTCTATAGTTCTGATTTTATCTCTGTCCTTGGCAGTTACTATTTCCGATCTCTTATCAACGAATAAGGCAAGAGGATTATGTTTGTCAAACCAAAACATCCTACTGCCGCAACAGGCATCTAATATAAGTTTTCCATTTTCCATTAAGCTATTTCTTTTGATTTCTTCAATCTCAACTTTCTCAATACTTTGCAAAGTGCTTCAGTATTTTTTCTCGCTTGTGTAACCTCCACCGCATTCCCGATAAATTTCTTTTGGTCAGCTTGTGTGCCTATTAAAACATAATCTTCAGGGAATCCCATAATCTTTTTGAGTTCCGGAATGCGAAGCATCCGCATTTTAATATCCACTATGCCATACAGTGCCATGAACTCCTTTATCTTCACGGTCATAGGACTATCATTGTCGTAGATTTCAATCGCTACCTGACCGCTTTCTGTTGCTACCAGATAGGGCGGCATCTTATCCATGCGGGCTATTAATGTGAAGCAGGGGCTATCAACAGAGCCGCCAGCACTGTTGAACTGTGGATTCATCAGATAGTGCCATTTCCTGTTTGCGGTAATGGTCTGGGAGGGTTCCTCTATACTGCTACCTACATTTGAGAATGCAGTATTCATTATCCACGGCTGGCATGTTACCAAGTTTTGTTTCGGTGTTGTGGTAACAGCGGGGCATGGCGAGTTTATATCAGACACCTGACCACCTCCAGAATATTGATTCATAAAAAATGGAGATACAAGGGAAAGTCTGTCTTTAGTCAGAAGTGTAGGACAAGGCTGATTAATATCCTTTCCTGTATCCTTAAAGTTATAAGAACACATAAATCGGCTTTCAATTAAAGCCATCCTGTCCTTCGTTGTGACCGTTGGAGCTGGAAGGTCTACCGAATGATTATGTCCATTTCCATAATAAGCAGAGACAAAAACATGGTGGTCTTTGCAGGTGATTGCACCTGCCGGTTCTTCTACAGACACATTCTTGCTTTCGGGATGTCCGCTGAACTGTTTGGAGAGGAAACTTACCTGTACCTTTGCAAAGCGGTTTTCAGTAGTCAACACTCCGCATGGTTCATCAACTGATTTGCATGTGTCTTGAGGGCGAACCGTATTGTAACGGGAAAGGAAAGCATCCTTTCCTCCGGCTACAAACTTGATAAGTCCAGCATAGATACGTTCAAGCGTTTTCTCTGCAAGAGGCTTTTCCCTGAAGATGGTAGTTCCTTCATCAGAGAAATCAAGCACATCTTTTACCGGCTTCCACTTCTCCAGCCGCGAGAACATATCTTGCCTACCACCTTTACAGTGGGTCGGTTCAGGGAATACTATCGGCAAGTTCTTTTTAGCAAAGATGCCGAAGAAGCGTTTTCTTGTGGTGTAGGCACCGAAGTCGGCAGCATTTAAGATGCGGTGCTCAAAGTTGTAACCGTACTTCTTGACATTGCGCACCCACTTTTGATAAAGCCGGCCTTTGTCCATGCTGATAGGTTTCCCATTCTCATCCATATCTCCCCATGACATAAACTCTTCTACATTTTCAATCTGAATGTAGTCAGGGTCTATAACATCAATATAACGGAAGAGATGTTCTGCCAACGTTCGGCTGTCGGCATCTCTCGGCTGACCGCCTTTGGCTTTCGAGAAGTTGGTACACTCCAAAGAAGCATGAAGCATTATCATGGCATCAGGGTATAGCTGACGGATACGTTCTACAATAGTGCTTATCGGGGAAAGTTCCAGTGTACGGATATCCTCAATAAAGTGAAGTGCATCAGGGATATTGGCATCATGTGAAAGGATGGCATTCTTGTCATGGTTCACACAGCAAACAACCTTTCCACATCTATTTCCATCCAATCGTGCTTCTTCCACACCTTCGGACAAACCGCCGGCGCCACAAAAGAGATCAATAACAAATAGTTCTATATCGGACAGACCTTCAATGGATTTTAAGATATTTTTCTGCGATTTCATAACTTCTCCTTTTTAAACAGGTGGCTGAACGCATTATCCAAATCCAAGTCTAGATTCAGTTTGGACGGGAAAGATTTAATGTATTCGTACATCTTATAAGCGAGGTTGTCATCATCACCGCATCTGTCAATCAGTGTGAGCAACATGGCGTTCACCATGTCAGAATCATTGCCGAAGTTTTCCTGAGTGGATTCGCTGCAATGATTCACATCACTTTTCAATCTCTTTATCGCGGCTATGGCTGTGTTGAAGTTTCTTTTTGAATCGTGCCGCAATTCAAAGCCTTCCTTCTTGTATTGCTGCTGCATTTCTAGAAGGTTGGTTTCTAAAACGTCCGTGAGGACAAATACGATGTTGGTTATCGTATTCAGTTTGTCTGTTCCTTGCATAATCGTGTATTCTTATTTCTAATTCGAATGAATCCCCTTCGTTCTGTTTCTTCTAACAGTGGAAAGTCTTCATTCTTGATTTCACATTCTGTTTCGTAGTTCACGGAAGTATAACTTGGGATATTGAACTTTTTCCGGATTCTTACGATAACATCCGGATTTCTTGTTACCCAGTAAACGGTTATTCTCATGGTGATATCAGCATTTTTCTAGCTTCCTCATCTCCTGCATCAGCACGGTGCTTGATTTCAATGTACTCAGCATAAGAGATTCTGTTATCTCCACGCTCCTCTATCTCTTTTTCACGTTGGTTTCTGTATCGTTCACGCTCTTTCCGTTCAATATCTTTCCGACGTTCAGAAACGTAGTCCAGCATCGCACTTGTTATTTTCAATGGATCTATTGAACCGTAGAACCGCCCATACTTCCCTGACTTAAACCGTGCTATGAAAAAACAGATTTCAGCGGCATTTATATAATAATACTCCGAAAGGAATATCTCCGATAGTTCAGAAAGTTGCTCTTTCGCTATCTTGGTTGAAACTTCTGCAAAGTCATTCAATGAGCCAAATTGTATCTTTAGCCATTCTATCGGTGTTTCATCCCCATAAGTAGAAGACAATAGCCCTAAACTCGGAATGCTGTCATTCAACGCCAGTTCTGAATGGGTTGCATTACATCTGACAAGTTTGAACTGCAAATCAGGGTTGTAATCAAGAATGAATTGTGCAGGATCGGGATATTTATTCAATAACGCCCTCTGCTTCAAGTTCCTTTCTCTTTTTTGCGGCAGCTTCTCTAACGGTTGTAGCGACTGCAAGAACTGAATCACGTTTTCGCTGCTCGCTATCCTGTTGATTTTTACTAAGTCTTGTCCCATTATAGTTTCCTTCCAATATTTTAGTAAAGTTTGCTTGTTTGAAAATCCAATCAAAGTCGCATTTCCAATTGCGGTCATTAGCTCCAAGTAAGAACGGGGATTGAAGAATGAGATTGAAAACACTCCTCACTGACTCTTTCCCATATTGGGCTATCCGGGCTTTTACAGCTTTTTTTCTCACATCAGTCATTGATCTTATCTGCTGGAGTCTGTCTTTGAATGTGGTATTATAGTATTCCATCAATCCGCTGTAATCAATCTTTTCAGAGGGGGAGGGCGAAGAAAGCTTGTCTTTCTTTGATACTCCGTCAGGAGTATTTTCTTTCTTTTGATGTAGAGATATATCTATATACTCTCTTTCTTCTTTCTTTGTATTTGTGCCCTCTGTGTGCCCTGATTTTTGTAAAAGTTCGGATTGCGGTAGATTGTTGTTCATGGGCTGTGCCCCAAGTTGTGCCCTTAGTTGTGCCCATTCGTGTCTTAATTCATTGATTTCCTTTTCAATACCTGTGTCCTTACTTGTGCCCTTGGTTGTGCCCATTGGATTATATTCTTCATATTTACATAAGGTTATAAGGTTCATTCCTTGATTGCACTCAACAGTTATCATACCTTTCTTTCTAAGATGCACAAGAAAGGAACGCACCTTCTTTTCAGACCATTTCCAACGCTGTGACAGAAATCTTATGGATGCAGGATATTGACCTCTTGAATAAGAGATTTCTCGACCTCCGATACTCTCCTTTCGGGGCGTTGCCTCAAATCGTGCAGACTGAATTAAGTCTAACCACGCTTCGCAACTGCTAAAAGTACGGGCTTCATTCCACATTTCATTCGAGAAAAACCTGCGGCTTAGCCTCAAAAATCCTTCGTCCATAGTCTTAGAATCTCACGTTAGTTAATTGCCTTCCGTTAGAAAATACAGCCCACTTACCATTACCGCTATCAAACAATCGTAAATCCGACACCTCTCCGAAACGTTTGATGTTACCGCATAAATCCACAATCCATCCACATTCTTTAGAAGGATGCGGGCGGATGGCACGACCGACTATCTGATACCACATGGCAAGTGACATTGTAGGACGTGCCATAACGACCGTATCAAGTTCCGGATAGTCAAAGCCAGTCGTAAGTACACCCACATTAGCTACTACCGGAATTTCACCAGCTTTGAACGCCTCAAGAATATGTTCACGTTCTTTCTTAGGAGTATCACCTGAAACGATAGCGCAACCGGGTATTGACATCGTTAACCGTTCCGCTTCTTTCAAAAAACGGGTAAAGACCAAAATACCCTTCCGTTTTCCTCCGGCTTTGGGATTCATCAGCCTTTGGACGATATGAACGAGATAACCGTAGAAGTCTATCCGTTCATATTCTTTTTGAACTGACCTATCCGTATAGTCGGCACCAGTAGTATTTACTTTCAAGTTAAGTTCATTCCACCCTGAAGGATTCATTGAATAGTAATCCAACTTCGCCAAGTAGCCCATATCTAATAGGGTTGATACCTGTACATGATAAATGACCTCTGAAAAGACATGAGGTTTTGTCCGAGTGATAAATTTCAGCATGGAGCCGAAATCACGGCTGGAGCTTAAACGGTATGGCGTTGCTGTCAGTCCAAGAACCTTACACTTCACTGCATCAAAAAAATCCTTGTACATTCCCTCTTTGGGGTTTACAAGATGACATTCATCCACAATGATGTTCTTGAAGTGGGTGAACAGTTCGGGATGATTCTTCACACTGCCGATGGTGGCGAATGTTATCCGGCTTATTTCTTTAGAGTTGAAAGAAGCTGAATAAATGCTGCAATCAAGAATACCGTATGAGCAGAGTTTCTTAAAGTTCTGTTCGAGTATTTCCTTCGAGGGCTGGAACACCAAGGTATGACCGTCAAGCCTTGCAGCTATATCCGCTATGATAAGCGACTTTCCGCTGCCCGTAGGTAACACCATAATGGCATTTGTTTTCTTCGCCTTGTTATTGAAGAAGGAAACGGCAGCATCAGAGGCTTTCTGTTGGTAATCTCTCAAACGGAATTGCATTTTCTCAATAAGTATTTGATTAATAATTCTTCATTTCTATTATTTCTCCTAAAGTTCTGCCATGCGGCTCCATAACTAAGATTATGCTTTTCGCAAAATTCAGAAAGAGAATACCGATTGCCATCAATATGTATATATACAGTATTAGTTCGGTTTCTAACCTGCTCTTTTCTGGTAGCCCATTTACAGTTTTCAGGAGAATAATTTCCGTTTACATCTTTTCTATCAATAGTAAGCCCTTTTTGATAACCACTATTCAAAGCCCAATTAACAAACGACTCAGGATTATTTTTCCATTCTTCACAGATACCTATTCCCCTGCCTCCATAATTTTTATAGCTTGAATGTTTAGGTGAATAGCATCGTTCTTTCATACATCTAAAAATCCTATAAATATCAGTTCTTGACAAACCGTGCCTATAATTATACTTAGTGATTCTATCTTTTGTTTTACACCCACAACTTTTTGATGTTCCATTTCGTAATCCATAAGCACTAACAGAATGAATAGAACCACAATCACATTGACAGATATAATAAGATTTAATTCCTTTATGGTCTAATCTATCCAAATCCTTATGCAATACAAGCCATCTACCGAACTTATGTCCTGACAAATCAGGCATCTTATTACATGATTTTTTATAACTCATAGCCCTTTCTCCTTTCGTAATTTCTTATTAAGGGCCTTGTAATACTTGATTAGCTGTTCGTACTCAAAATCAGTCATTTTGGAAGTGCTGGCAACTTTGACTTTCAGCAAATCAAACTTCTGTTGACCGATTTTAGTAATTAGATTCACCCGATAGCCTTCCAAATGGTCGGCTTTGAACCTATTGCAGTGCCGGCATTCGGCATGGCAATTATTCTCATCAAAACGGGTCGCCAGATGTGTACGACTGAAATAGTGCCCGCAGTCTGCTTGTGTAAACGGCTTTATCTGTCCGCACGAGATACATCTAAAATATCCGTTTGGCATTGCATCACGAAGCCGGATAAAAAGGGAAAACTCCTTGTCGAGCTTAGCTTTCAAATCCGGCTTCTTCTTTACTGCTATCCCTGCTTTATCAAACAGAGGTAAAGGCTTTTCTTTTTTCTTCTTAGGCTTCTTGATGTAATACGGCATAATTCATTGTTTTAGTTTGTGGTATCGGCAGGATTCGAACCTGCATGAGCTTTCTGCTTTGAGTAACCCTTCCGGCTGGGTAAAGCTCCAGTACTCGTCGTGCGTCTACCAATTCCGCCACGATACCAGATGCCCGTCTTTCCGGGCTGTCAATTATACTTCGATGATTACGATGTCAGGTGCAACACCTTTGATTGCTTCAATCTGTTCGTCAATCACCTTGTTTTTGTATTCCTCAATGGTTTCATTCGCACCAGCAGAAACCAAAGAAAGTGAAACATCTCTACCGTCTACATCAGCGTAAATCTCAACTTCGATTTCTTCACAGGCAAAGCCTTTGAAAAGAGGGATGTTCAGTTTGAATGATTTCGGCAAATTGGAATCAACCACCTGCGAGTAGTTGTCAACTTTGCTGCCGTTTTCCTCCTTGCTGCGCTCAATGTCTTGGTTTACCTTTGCTTTGAAATTCTTCAAAGTAGATACAAGCATCATATTCTGTGACTTGTCAGTAAAGAAAGCACGATGCATTTTGATGAACTTAGATAACTTGATGGGTTCCCATTTCTTTTCAACGTTGATACCAAACTCCTGCATTTCTTTTGAAGGCTGCAAAATACCGTTGATTTCAGTCTGATAGTAGTTGGTTTCATCAATAGTTAATGCTAACCCCATCTTATCACGATTTACAATGATATTGGTCGATTTCTGATTAATCAGTTCGACACGTTTTTCCAACCATCTGAGAGGTGCATCTATCGTTCCATTGATAACTACTCTTTCTGGTTCTTTTGGGTCGAGTGCTACGGGGGCTTCTCCCTCTCTCAATACTACTTCAATTGGTGCACCGTTATAATCTTTCGGTATAATCACGTTTAATTTGTTTTCGCTCATGATTCTGTTCCTGTTTTACGGTTAATACTGAATACTGTCTTCTGCATTTCTTGCGGCATAATCGGGCGGCTGTAAACCAGTTCACCCAACTTGTTATAGAATCCTGCCATCTTTTCCTCATGGTAAAGGATTTTGGCACATTCTTCATTTTCCACAAACTCAGAACCTCTCTTGATGTGGTCCAGAAGTTCCTGCTTTTCTTCATTCAAAGGTTTCAGGCGTTCTTTGAACTCTTCCATAGCCTCTTTCTTTTCAATCTCAATATCATTGATGGTGATTGATACCTCGGCTAATGTTTCTTTCTTTTGCGCCAATTCTTCGGGTGTGAATCGGTGGGTATAACCAATTTTCTCTACTGCATCGGCATTATCCTGAAGGAACTGCCAACGTTCCTGTTCAAGGATTTCTTGACCTAAAAATTTGTCCATAAATATTTTACTTTTGGTTATTATTCTTCAACCATACTTCATATTCTTCTTTATAGAAACTAGGAATAATCCCTTTGCGTTTAAAGTCGATACACTCCTGTACCATACAATCATCCCAGTCAACTCCGTTGTCGGGTACATCTTCCGTTTCTGATGTACAAAGAGTGTATTCAAATGGATTATACCCACTGTTGAGCCCATATTCTTCAACTATCTTGATTACATTTTCATCGGTGGTTATTTGTTTGATTTCACTTTCAGCCACACACCCGGATATTTCAGAGTGTTTGCCAAGTACTTCACCGAAGTAAACACTGATTTTGTTATTCACTAAGTATTCGACATCTTCTGTGTCTGCAATAAATACTCCTTCAAGATTGCCCATTCTTCCGCAATCGAAGTCCATTTTAAATAATGCTTTCATAACTAAATCAAATCAATTATTTTGGTTTTAACAATCGCATCCAATCTCATATCAGACAAACCTTGTGAAAGGTGTTGTTCCATCAAAGTGTTTGCGCAAACCAAATTATAGTATTTCAATTCTTTCTCATTGCCGTTCTCATCAATCTGAGTATCTACAATGGTAGCCTTGAAGAATGGCTTGTCTTCTGTCTTTTCGTTGATTATCTCAATGATGTTTGAACGTGAAATGGAGAAGACATCAGATTCAATATTATCAGATGCGTACTGTTCAAGCCCTTTGGCTTCCGCTTCTGCAAAAAGTGAACAGTCTGTAATGAAGTGTTCTTTTACTTCTTTTTCAAGACCGTCCTTGTTAGGTTTCATCACCTTTAACTTTACCTCGTAATACATATCATTCCTCCTTTGTCTTGTTACGTTCCTTAATCATTGCATCAGCTATTTGGTAAGCTGTTTTAGCCTGTCCTTCATGATTGTAGTTTATAACACTTTCTTCTTCGGATGGGAAAAACAATGTTACAACTCTGTTCCATAAAGTTCTCCTGCGTTTTGCTGTCATCATTATGCACTTCATTGCTTCAAGCGCAATATGATCCCGCGAAATATTCGATTCCATAATTTTATTGCTTTAATTGATTAATAACTTGTCTTTTGATTTTCTTGTACAGCTTCCCGACAAAACGTCCATGCTTCTCTGTCACGTCATCGGGTAAGTCGTTTTTATAAATATGAAGAAGTAACTGGATGAGAAGCACTTCTTGTTTTGTCAAAGTAAGTTTCATTTAAATATGAAATTTGTTTTGTTCAACCTCTATCTCCATCAACCGAACCAAACGTTCTTCGTCTGGAGATGGGATATATATACCACATTGGGCACTCGCGAAATTCCGAAACCTTTCAATGGTAAGGCTAAACTCTGTACTATCAAGGTCAGAAGAGCTTCGTAGGTACTTTATCCTACCCAAAAACTTGTCTTCTCTCTCACGGACGAAAGTGTCTTTGTTGCAGAGAATCTTGTAATAGTTCCGCTTTACATATTCCATAGTTTCACCGATTTGGCAACCGAAATAAGCAAGGCAGACATGAAGGTATTTGTTGGCTTGAATACCCCTTTGCGGTCTCTTTTCCGTCAATTCAAACACCTTCTGTTCCTTTATCAACTTCTCCAGCTTCGCTCTTGCCTGCTGGACGTGGAGAGGATTGGAACCATCGTACTTCATCAGAAGGGCAAATCTAGATCATCATCCTGGGAAACACTCGGAGCATTATTTATATCCTCTGGGCTAGGTGATGTATTCTGAGGTACAAACTCTTTGAGGTCACCCAAAATATACCGTGTACCTTCTACCCGTTCCTCTCTTTTAGGAGAACAAGTGATGAAATGCGTATGCCCGAACTGGGATTTCTCTTTGCGCTCGATAACAGCCACATTCACATAGATTCTTTCAACTCCGTCTTTACACTTAATTTTCTTCATCTGCTCACGAGGTATATCAGAGAGACAGATAGAACCACTTAAAATTGCCATAATTAATTTTCTATTTTTTCTTTTAATAAATACTTGGTTAAATCTCTGTATTCTACCCACTCTAAAAAAGAGTGTAATAGATTCATATTATCCTGCTCCATACCATCATAACGATAACATGTAATAGCAGGCTCATAGCGTTTCAATGGAAGTCCTCTGACATCATATCCATGCTTATCTTTGTCGTATCCTTCAAAGATGAACAAGTCAAAGTGAAACACGTCTAAATTGAATAGCTGGAGATAAAATCGCCATTGGCAAGAATTGATGTAATCGGCATCGGTAGGATAAGAATATTTAGTCTTAATGTCCCTGATCTCCACACCATTCACCATATCGGCACATCCTGTTATAATAGCATCTCCAAAATCCTTATACAGTCTTATCTCATGAAAAGCATTCGGGTATTCGTTACGATAGGAAAGCGCGGTCTTGCATTGTGCAATATCCATAATCACTTTATCACCTTCAATGTCAAAGGATCTACCACAAGGAACAGGCTCTTTTTGTTCTTTATTATAATGGAGGAAGGTACGTTCTCCTGCATCTACTTTATCACATTTCGGTGTACCTTCTTCCACTATTTTATGAAATGCCTGTCCAATTTTTGTATACACATTACCCGTGAACTTGCCTGTTATACTGTCAATAACGGATTGCTCCGTTATCTCATAGTTGGCATAATCGCTTTGCTCTATGTACTTTCGGAATGCTTCTAAAATTGTTACGCGAATTAGCGGTATCATACTTTCACGAATAACTTTTTATCTTGATCGAAAGTGAATCCTTTTGCTGCAAGACTCTTCTGCATCTCAGAAAAGAAGGGTACTCGCATAATTTTAGGTAATAGTTTTGTAGCCTCCATCAAGGCAAGAATATCTTCATCGGTCATTGCGGCGGCAAGCTGTTCACGTATTGCCGCAAGCTGTTCATTAGCTTTTGCTTGTGCTTCTCCTTTTCCTTGAATTGATATCTTCACTTTCGATATAATGTCAGACATACATGTATCAAACTCGGTTGTTCCATAATCAGGTATTACCACAGTTCCAAGTCCTGCTACATTTTTGCCTACAAAATTATCCAACGGTGCAAATGAAATAGAACGTTTCCCATTTTGTATGAATACATATCCAACTTGGTCAGCTATCCTGATAAGCAGGTCTTTTGATTGCCCTGTGCAATCCGGAGAGTGCTTTATCACATCACCGTCTGCCGTTTCCTTGTCATGGCATATAAAAACAATGTCAGAACCATTCGAGCGAAGAAAGTTGACGAACTCTTTAAAGTCCTCGCCCATCTGCCCAAACCGTTTTAAAGTATTTGTTTTCAATTTATAATTATTGTCAATAACATATTGACTCAGATAATCGTCTATCATTGATTTGGCTGTATCGACAACTATTGTTTTGTAATCTTTCATAGATTCACGTTCTGAATCAATATCTTTCCAACATTTAGCCATTATGGTATCACAACGTTGTACTGCGCGGTCTGCCCCCCTGTCGCAATCTATCAATAAAGGATTATCCGCTGTTGTAGCTACTGAGGTTTTCCCACTTCCGGGTACTCCATATAATACAATAATTACAGGACGCTCCGGTAAAACATCATTTTTCTTAACTATAGGCATAATATTTAAATTTTAAAATGTTCGCTTTTACCAACACAAAAAAGGCAGGTCCGCAGTCCTTACAAAGTTCCGCTTCCTGCCATGATATCTTTCCACTTCTTCAAGTTCGTTTCCTAGAGAATCGATTTCTTCATTAAGCAAGGATATATACTTGCCCTTACATTCAGCATTGAATGTGAGCCTTACCGATTCCTCACTCATTGACTGGACTATATCAAGCTCTGAATAAAGCTTTTCCAATTCATCGCTTATCTGGCTTATAGTTCTCATACCTTTTCAAGAAATTGGATCGGCAATGAGCATACACCTTTCATATTAGGATATTTGACATCAGCATATCCGTTAGCGATATAAACAATCGTACCTGTCAGCGTATCACCTATCTCACGTACTTTATCACCTTTCTTCATAACCATTTTACTTTAAGTTCAACTTTAACCGGAGGATTCTCCATCTTGGAAAATCCGTCAAGAATTTGCTCTTTAAGAAGTTTGGGAGGTCTGTCAGTAATCTTACTATCCAAGACAGACAGTTCCTCACGTTCTCCGTCATAAAACACAAGCGTTACGCCTTGAACTATATATGGGTTCATGGCAGTTCAGTATAAGTAAGATTTACACCAATGCAATCATGTGTCGCACGGATACTGTTACGGTATTTCTCCAAATCATCCACCATAACAGGCATGAACAATTTTACTGTATCCCTGCCACCACTGGCATACACAAGCTGGTAACTTGTTATTTGATATTTCTTTTCCATGATATTTATATTATTGTGGCAATGGTTTCCAAAAATCAATGTCCCATGCCCGGTTAGTATTTCCACATATCCAAATGTTCTTCTTATGCTCACTATCGAATACCAACATCCCGGTATTCACAAATTTCCCGGAACTCTTCACAAGCACTCTTGTGTCCAATGGTGGAGGATCTTTTTCTGCATTCCTCCATTTCATGGATTCCAAAACAAATTGAGCACCTTTTTCAAAATCCACTGATGCTGTCTTTTTATGGGTAAGCCCTCGTATACCATCCGCATACTCCTTGGCTTTCATTTTTATAATATCTTTATTCATGATAACTTAACTTGTTTCCAATTAAAAAGCTCCTGTTATCTTCACAGACTACAGGAGCAAAACCTAAACGACTTAATCTATCACTTTGATAACTTACAGCCACCGTCAGCGGAATCGGACCGCCATACTATCCGTTAAATGAAAGTAGAGATTAGAACAGATAATTATTTATGCTTATTTCCTTAGACAGTACCAGCCATGGACGGTGAAATTCCGTACCTATATTCACACACCGGCACGGACAGACAACATTAACTTTATGAAAATAACAAAAAAACTAGATGAAAAAATCATTAATATTCCTTTAACTCCTTATATGTCATTACCACCAATCTCACACAAAATAATGAGATAATAGAAAATATAATCACCGATACGGATTTTATAGGACTTTCCGTAACTATCGCACCATAAATCATTCCTAAGGAACATAGGGTGGCAAATATAGACAGGATAAAATTAGCTGTTTTCATTATATTATTTTTGGGGAAGTTTACTGAACCACTGGTGGAAGCTCTTGTATTTGCTTCATAATGTTAGATACTTCATCCGCATCTACATAGCCGATTACATCATTTGTTATTGAAGTGTTATAGCAAATTCCATTATTATCAAGAACTGCAACCTCATAAGTATCAATACCGTTGGAGTAAAACAAAGTACCTTTTAAAACACTTATTCCATATCCGTTCTCAAACTGCATTTTAGCATGCTTTGCGTTCATATATTCCTCACGGATGGAAGAAGGTAAGAGAAATGCATCTTTAGTCATTTCATGTTGTTTAAAAACCAAATCCTTGAATTGTTTTAGTTCATTTATGTCATTTTAATTATGAGTTTGTTCCCCTCAACGGCTTAAACCGGTTGTCACCCCGAATCTTACGGGAGGGGATATATTTAGACCTTCCGGCGGTACTTGTGCCCAACCAAGTTTACTTAATGCACTAAGGACAAATCGGTGCACCGAAAGTATGTTCAATCAATTATTATAGGCCCTCAATACGTCACGGCATCCCTGCTGGTATTGACTCCTATAATCAGTCCGTTTGTCTGCATTATACGGCTTATGAGTTACACCATATAAGCATTTACAATGATGTGAAAGAACTTTAAGTAGCTCCCCTCAACGGCTTAAACCGGTTGTTACCCCGAATCTTACGGGAGGGAAGAAATAGTAATCAAATCACTTTATGTTTCTCTATGTACCTTTGCAATGAATTTACATTGTACCATATCATTCTTCCATCACGACAAAACGATACTTGCCCACTCTCCCTAACTTTGCGCAGATAATCATCAGCACAGCCTAGGAAGCACATTGCCTCTTCCCTGCTTAGCCATATCTTATTGACGGGTTGGACTTTACCGTAATTTATATTTACCTTTTTCATTTTGTTTATTCTTAATAAATTATTATCTGATTCTTGTCACAATGGTACCGTCAACACCACTTCTAGATATAAAGTTATATCCAATCTTATTCAATCTAGACATAGTAGCACGTACAACATTTTCTTTTATAGCTTTACTTTTAATAAGCCTTGTTTCTCCGACTGCTATACTTTTTAATGTTTCGGCAGGTGATATTTTTTTGATAACTATCGTATTAATATTTTCCATTATATTTGTTTGTTATTTTATTTTTCTTTATGTTTGCGAACGCTGTTATTTAGCAACGATGTTGATAGTGTTGTTTATTAACAGCATTGCAAAGATAGATATTGTTGGTAATATATCAACTTAATGATAGATATTTAACATATAATTAACATTATGGAAACAAAAGAACGTATTATTTCGGCTTACAATTATCTAAAAAATGTAGGTATTATATCATCTCAACAAAATGTTGCAGATAAAATGGGAGTTAGGAAAGAAAGTGTATCTAAAGCGTTTAGTGGTAATAAAAGTTACCTCACCAATACTTTTATTCTTAAATTTAATAATGCTTTTGATAATATGTTTAATAACGACTGGCTTATGGAAGGCAAAGGAGAAATGCTAAAAAACAATCAATCCATTGGAGATATCAAAAACTCAAGCGTACATGAGGTTAACGTAAACGGTAAGGATATACATTTAGAATGCCCATTTGACAAAAATGGTATGGAAATTATTGTGAATATGATTAATCAAAACCAAAAGAATATAGAAATGTTTCAGGAACAAATAAACAGGTTGATTACATTACTGGAAAAGAAGTATAATTAAGAGTAAATAATGAATTACTATTTCTATTATCAGAAGTAAAACAATCAAGGTTGATTGACAGTTTCCAACATGTCGCTCAAATAGTGGCTTCTTTGAAAGTCCATGATTGACAGAATACACTTTATGAAGAAGATTAGATTTAGTTTCTTCTAGTATTTCAAAACCTTTTCTTAGTTCTTCTGATTCGATATGGCGTTTAGTGATTTTTCTTTTTTTCATAATTCGTTCTTTGATTTAGTGATACAATTGGTTAAATGATGAACTTACCAGTCAGGAAACCGTTTATGAAGTAGGCTTGGCCTTTCCCGGTAACTTTGGTTGTTATAGTAGTACGCAACACTCCATCATTGCCGGATCGTGTGCCTTTCTTCAATTCAAACAGACCTTGTTCAACATATTGCTGATTAGGTATATTTCTACGTTCACCAACACTCCCTAAATAATGATTATTGCGAAGCCACTCAAACAGTCTGTTCTGCCCAACATGGAATCCATTTTGAGATATTATCTTAGCCAGTTCACCTATAAGACATGAAGAACGACTTCCTATTACAGCATCAGCAAACAGAACTTTTGGGGCTTGTTCTTCCACCTTCTTTTCTGCTTCAATCCGTTTCTGTTTTTCTTCTTTCAGAGTAGTAGCAAGTTGAATCAGAAAGTCGGGAGATGTAAGAGCCTTTTCTATAGTATCGGACGTCATATACGCACCGTACTTACGAATGGAGGGCAATATTTCATGTGTAACCCATCTTCTATAGGGTTTTACTTTCTTGCTAGAACTAAAAAGAAGAACGTCATAGAAGGCTGATTCTGTTATAAACGTAGCAAATGAATTCCCATTCACGTATAAATCAGGATTTAGGGCGTGTAAATCAAGCAGTTGCAAATCTTCATCGTTTAATCTTGTTTTTACTGATGAAGGATTACTCAACTCAACTGCATTGCAAACATCAGCTAAGCAGAAAAGCGGTTCTTCGCTTGTTCCAGCTACTCGTACTTCGCCAAATACATCATTCTTAAATATTTTAATCGAATTATCCATATAATAATTTTAAAGTTTGCTCTTGTTATTCGTTATAGTTTATACCGTACCCTATCCCTCACCTACCTAATATTTAATTAGGAGACTGGGTTAACATTCAGACTACATAATATAACTGAATGTTTGTGCTGATTATACAGTTCCGCCCTCACCTACCTAAGAGTCTTATCTCTTAACTTGTATCTCGGTCTCTTGTCAAAGTGGTAAAATCTTTGTGAGTCGCCTGTCGTTGGTACGTGGAACGGAGCAGGACATTACAAGAGTTATAATCAACAGAAGAGCCTTTTTATCTCACGGCTGTCATTGGTTTAATCCAAAGTTCCGCACGGTGGGCACTGATAGAACCGATTGTATGGATTTTATCTAACTAATAGGAAAGAAAAAATCCGTTGCTAAAGTAGAGCGGCAACGGATTTCCAAATATAAAGAAGGCTCACGTTTGAGCGATTGTTTAATCATGTGTCTGTTGCCGCTCTACTTGCAACGGGTACAAAGGAATATGATTAACAAGAGATATCCAAAAGTGTTAACAATAGTGCGATATTCCGTTTAAGGCGGTTATAATCCGTTTTGGGTTGTTATGGTTGGTTATTGGGATTATTGCATTTGCATTATTTAATACCATTAAACATAAATAAGCAAAGACACTCTACTTATCGCAAGCAAAGTGCCTTTTCATTTGAACGTTGGTCGTAACCTCAACGTGCTCTTATGCTAATTGTGGCAATATATTCACTTTAATCAACGCATCACGAAGAACAGATATAGTTGATAAATCATTCTTGAATACTTCGATGTTGTCCTCGGTAACAAGAGATGCGTAGTTGAGTATCAGTTGAGCAAGATCATCAGCAAGTTGCCTAGGTGATTCCATCTCATTGAAAAGTTCTTGAATGCTGGACAAATCGTATTCTTTCTTGTTGCTTTTATTTAATTCCATATTTTTTGTGTATTTTAAAAGTTTACAATCTATTAATTAACAACATTGCAAAATTGAACATGAAATATGCACCCACCTCATAAGAAAAGTGGGTAAATGAATTTATGTGGCAAAAAACAAGGTTACGCGGCTGGATTCAGCTCACCTTTTATCTGCTTGATGGCTTTCTTCACGTCCCAATCATTTTCATATAGAGCAATAATGAAGCGTCTACCTTTCTGCGTCCATACAGTATATGTGTTGGTATGGGTATTACCTCTTTCACTTGTGAAAATATTGGTTCTCGTTTCATGCATACCCCATTTGTCGTATGGTGATTTTAAGAGCCACTGCCCCGACTGTTTGAACTGTATTCCAAGTTCTTTCAGTTTGCTATTTAGTTTCTCTGCCGACATACCTATCTCTTTTGCTATTTGAGTTGCAGTAAGAGCATTCACACTCTGCAAGTGGTTGTCGTAGTAGTTGACTTTCGGAGCGGCTTTCTTGATTTCCTCTGTCTGAATCTCAATGGTGACTTGTTGTTGTTCGGTTTCAGCTTCAAGCTGCTTTAACCGTTCCTCTCTCTTGGCAAGGGTAGCTTGTGCGATGGTTAGAGCACGTGCCATGATTTCTTCGGGAGTGTCGTCCTGCTTGGTGGCGAGGTAGCCGCCTGTCTTGCGGATGGACTTTAAAATCTCCTTTACGCCTTTCTTAAATTCTTTGGCAATTGGCTTGCGGGATTGCATTAAGACTTCATATAAGCCATCTTCGGTTAAGAACCAAACTTGCTGATTTCCACCGGGGGTCGGAAGATTGTTCCGAACCTTTTCATCGTCATCAACAAGGTTTACTAATTTGTTTACGCTACTTTGGTCATACTCGATACACTCTGCCACTTCTTTGGCAAGGAACAACGGATTTTCGGCAGTTCCGTAAACCGTGAATTTGTGCCCAAGCAACTCAGTTTCGCTTAGGACTTGAATAGGTTCTGTTCGCATAACAAAAAAAATGCACCTACTACGAGCTGCGAACAAAACCATAGGATTTTATTTGTGGACGTTTCCATTACCACACTCGGTAGGTGCAATATCTTAATATAAATAAAGATAATACTCGATATGTACTGGCAAAAAATAAACTCCAATGATGAAGTCATAGGAGTTTGCCGCCCCTATAATTTTGTTCGCACTGCAAAGTAAAGCATAATTTTTGATATGGCAAAACTTTGCAGTGTATTTTTCAAAAAAGCCACGATAGTGTTTACCATAAATATCATTTCTAGTTATATGCCTAGCTATTCCAATTGTATCTTATTTTTTTTACAATATTTCTCAAAAGCACGCTTCCCCTTCTTTATGCAACTAATGTCACACCTCCTATTTTTGCCACCAAAAGAAACTACAAGAAACTTTATTGCCGTAATTCCTACAGCTCCTTTCCCGGATTTTACTATCATTAAGTTATATCCATTTATATCTTCAGTATATCCATCTGTGTCTTCGTGCTCTTCTACAAATTTTGAAAAAAACTTCATCATATCATACACTTCTTGGGCTGTTCCAGATATAACATTAAATCCGTCAAGGTAAATTGTTTCGGAAAACATTAGCGAAAAAACCTTTCTCCCATCATTATATGTTGATACTCCAGACGTATATCCACATCCATCATATATTACTTTAACAACCCTCCCGTTCCCTTGCGAATAAGAAGAGCAGATTGAAATAAACGAAATAAACATCAGTAATAAAATCTTCTTCATACCATATAGCTTTAATTGTTATTCAATGAATCAACGTAAACGCAATCCTCCCAGTATTTAGGAACATAAAGATTTTCAAGCCCTACCATCATCCGAAATTTCATAAAACGACTGATATAGACGGGAAAGGACTTCTTCATAAAACTTATTGGAAAGTTCATCGCTTATACCGATACCAATAAGATAGTCATAGGTGTTGGCAATCACATAATCAAAACAGGTATTTGCATCATCTTCCATGGATACTTTATCAACCTTATCACCTAAATCTACAAGAAACGTATATATGGCATTCCGTATTTTCGGATTTATCTCACGCATATTATCGTCTGACAAATACTTCCAATGAAAATTCTCTATGCCATTCCTCACGTGAACCGCAATAGCTTTTGCCAAACGATTCTTGTCGCATAATATTTCGCTTGCCATTTGTTTCAATAACGCTTTGTCCTCTTCGGATATTTTTATTTCCATGATTTTAATCGCCTTTCTTGTTCAACAGCCTTTCTTCCGTCTGCTTCAATGTATTTTTCTTGATATTTAGCTGGTGCTCCACTATAAGGTCGTAGTCACAATTACCATCACCACCTTTGCTTGTCACCACCAAAAGCTCCAATAGCATCAAGAACAGAAAAAGAAATGCGTAAAATCCTAATGCTATTTTGCTTTCTTCAAGAATACTGAACAACGCCTGCAATTCTTCCAAAAAACCTGTGTCTGCTTCTTCATAGTCTTTACGAACTACATCGGCTACCTGCATTTTTGCTTGCTGGTACGAATTTAGCTGTTTGTTGTAATCTTTTAAAGCATTCTCGTTGGCTTTAGCTTGACCACTTAGCGGATTTTCTACATTTCTCTTGTTTACGCTCGTCACTTTTTCTTCTATTGGATTCCCATCCTTATCAACCCCAGTCTGCTTTGTTGTTGTACTTACATCCGTAGCCACAATAACAGGATTCTTTGATAATAATTCATAAATCCTAATATTCTCTCTTCCTATGGAATCTATCTGCTCAGTAACCCTCTTTATGTCAGCATCTAAATATGCCATACGCTCAGGAATCGCTTCATTAATCTGTTTTGCTCTTATTTCCTTCATCTTAACGTCAATATCATTCTTGAAAATGATTTGGTCAAAGATTGTAGAGCCTAAAACTGCCATTAAAAAAGCTAATAACCCTCTAATAAATCCCATCCATCCGAGCTTCCCAACGGTTAATATAATAAAACGCTCTATGCAAATTATGATAGTCGTAAACACAAGCGATATGAGTATCTTACCATGTAGGCTTTCGATACCAACATATCTGTCCGCAAAGCAAAAACCAATAGTACCCCAAATGATAGAAAGTATAATGATTGCAGATATGTATCTTTTAAAAGTCCTATGACTTGCTTCTCCACATTCCTTCAGTATATCGGATTTCCATCCGATAATAAAGCATCCTATTTTAGTAAGTATTCCCATAACCGCACACTATCGTATAAATGATTCAGATTTGGCAGCAACACCTTTAAGGAATCCTCTCTCGTATGAATCAATCATGCTCATCATCTTGCTTTCTCCTACGTCAAGGGCATCCTCCATCTCTTTTATCTTTTTAAGGTGTTCGTTGTATGTTTCTTTTCGTGCCTTCAATGACATGGAAGAGGAAGTTAGCCCCTGCGTTTCCACAATATCAATCTGCACGTTTATATCACGTATATCGCTTTCGTATCTCAGTCTTACTTGTTCAAAAAGCATTTTAAGACCGTTGTTTATAATCTTCTTCTTTGATTCCTTATACTGTATGTCAGAGTTACACATTGCATCATTGTAACCATCTTGCTCATAGTCAGTCTGTATGTAGGAGTATATGACATCAATAGGCATACCGGTACCATATTTAATTGTTATAGTATTGCTTTCTAGATTTGGCTCTGAATCATCAACAAAATCCTCTCTTCTAATCTCAGGCAGAATTTCCTTACTATTATCCTCCACATTTGGCAATCCAACAACTTCTGTGTTATTAACTTGGTTGCCCTTCTTGAAAAAATTAAAAAGTCCCATATTTATTTATTGTTTTAGTTGGAATATCAAATTTTGCATGTCCTCTTTGGTGGCAAGAACTACATAGTGTAATAAGATACTTATCATTATATTCCCACGGCCGAAGTTTCCTCCCATTTTTATCAATATGATATTGCTTATGATGTACAACCAAATTTTTTTCACTTCCACATATTGTACATTTATATCCATCTCTTTCTAATATATGCATTCTCTTTTCACGCCACCTTTCATCAAACAGAAGTTCTCTATATGAACCGTGATTAGAATAATATTGTTTCATTTTCTCAACCCCTTTCTAAAACTACTGTTTGCACTCCTTGAACTCTTCATAAGTCCACCTTTTACAACCCAAATGATAACCGCAATAAAAAATAGTATGTCCATAACAACATTACATTTTAGTTAAACGTTGCAAAATTACAACATAATTCCAAACTGTCCAAAAATAAGAGGTATGTTAGATCGCATGAAAAAAAACTAAATAAAAATTTGTCTTTGCAATATAATGTATTACTTTTGCAGTATAACATAATACAATATATAGAATGGAAACAGTAATAAGAAAACAAACATCGTTCCGGCTACGTGAAGATTTGCTTCAAGTATTGCAGGAACACGCAAAGAAGGCAAACAGAAGCCTAAACAATTTTGTAGAGAGCACTTTGATGGATGCGATGTATTCTTCACCAAATGAAGAAACGGTTGCAGCCATAAACGAAGCGCGTTCTGGCAAGTATTCTGGAACGATAGACACTACAGATTTTGATTCATTCATGAAATCTATCAACGAAATAGAATGAAGACGATCCGTTATAGTACAAAGGCAAAGAAAGATTTGAAGAAGTATAGGAATGACGTCCAGCTAATGAAAGCCTTATATGATATATTGAAAAAGTTAGCAAACGGTGACATCCTTCCCAAAGAATATAAAGCACATGCCCTAATAGGAAACTACAAGGACTGCAGGGAATGCCATATCAAAAATGATTTTCTTCTGATATGGATGGACACAGAACACGATGCAATAGAAGTTATCAGAATCGGAAGTCATTCCGAATTGTTCTAAACATATATTTACTCAAATTTCGCCCTCAATACAGACAAGCATATTAGATTTTCTTTTGTCAATCCTACACCTTTAATGCGAATCAATCCCAAACAGCCCCCACAATCGGAAATCAATATACCGAGTTGGAGGCTAATATTAATTATTATTTCTCAATATTAGCTCTGATCTGTTTAAGTAACAAAAATGCCCCTTCCATCTTATAATTACCCAGACATTGTTGGGCTTGCATAATACAGCTTTCGACAGTGAGAGCTAAATCGGGAGTAAATGCAGATTTATTTATTTGCATTGTTTTGGGAAGTTGGCTAGCATGATCATTGAACCATGCAATCATTTCATTCAATTCTTCCTCTGTGTAACTTTGTCTTTTCTCAGCCATACTATAAAAATTTAAGCTATTATTACAGGAACAGCAAAATTAAAAATCTTGTTTAAAATATGCATATTATGAGATTGATTTATTCATGATTTAGACTTTTTTAAGCCACCCGATATATAATCTATCACTTTCCTGTTAGCCTCATCAATCTTATCCCTGTCGAAATCAATGTATATATCTGTAACATCACAACCAAAGGAGTGTCCCAAAGCTAAAGATATCACATCTTTAGGGACATCCGCCTTATGTGCTAACGTAGCCCAGGTATGCCGGGCCCAATATGTTGAAAGTTCGGGGAACAATGGTTGCTTACTCTTTTTCCCACCAAGCCCTTTTCGTTCAAACGGACCTATCCCTTTAAGATTCTTATTCATCCTATGGGTAAAATCATGATAGTCTCCATAGTTATCTAATATATCTAGCAAATGAGTTTTACCTTGATACCTATCCAATATAGCTTGTGCTTCCGGCTCTATTTTAATAGAGTAAAACTTCTTTGTTTTCTGCCGATAATATTCTATACGTCCATCTATTATATCCTTGTGTTCAAGTAAAAGCAAATCACCTATATTTATTCCAACAAGATATACAATCAACATAAATATATCCCTGTATTTCTTTTCAAACTCCTCACAAGGATAATCACGCAATAATCTCAATTGTTCAACAGATAAAGCACGTTTTCTAGTTTCTTCTTTTTTTATCTTATACTTTCGAAAAGGATATAAGGTAGTAATTTCTTCATCAATAGCATAATTGAATACTGCACGAATGTTACGCAGGTGAATAGAATAAGCGTTTACTTTCATCCCTGATTCAGCCATCCAACTTTCAAAATTAGACAGCCATTTCCTATCCATTGTGTCAAAGGTGCATTCCGGATCATATTCAAGCAGTTTATTTCTAGTTGTATTATAAACCGTTTTTGTTCCTGTATTACTCTTTATGGAAACAAACTCATCAAGATAATCTATAAAACATCTTGTTTTTTTTACAACCTTTTCATCAAATACATATTCGCTGATTATCTCCTTGGCTTTAGCGGAAGGCAAAGAAGATAATCTAGCTTCATCGTCAATAATCAACTTTTCAGCTTTATTCTTCAAACTGACAAGCCTTACATTCTTCACTTTATACTGTGGTACAGATTTGTCCAAATAAGACACTTCATTAAACTTTTCAGAAGACGGTGTAGATATTCCGGTGGAGAAAACAAACCTCGTTTTCCCTATCCGTATCACAAGAAGAATCATCTGAGACCCATCCTTCTTTGCTCTTGTATCAGGTATCAATCTTACTGTTGCCAT